CCATTATAAAATGTGTCCATCTAACTACATCTTCCCACTCTTGGTCACCTTGTCTTACTGCTGGACCTAATGGTTCTTTTGATATAATTTCTGGTAATACTTTCCATTTACTAGGGTCTTCAGCACCTGATCTAGCACTTGCTAAACCAGAGGCGTCTGTTGTGAATACATCACATTCTCCACCAAATAGTTTCTCTTTTGCCATTGTATTACCCTCAACATATATTGGTTTATATGTCATATTGTTTTCAGCAAAGTAATCGTTTAAATTTAATTCAGATGTAGTTTCTTTTGTTATACAAACAAAGGCACCATCTAAATTTTTGGCACTATCAATGCCTAATTCTGTTGGTATTAAAAATCCTTGACCGTCATAATAGTTAACTCCTGCAAACTCAAACATTAAGTTTACATCACGGCTAATTGTCCATGTAGTATTTCTTGCCAGTAAATCAATTGCACCAGAAGCTAATGTCGGAAATCTTTGAGCAGCATTTAATCCTATGTACTCTACTTTATTTGCGTCTCCAAATACAGCGGCTGATACTGCCTTACAGAAATCAACATCTAAACCACTCCAGTTTCCACTCTCGTCTTGACTTGAAAAACCTGGTAAATCAGCATTAACTCCACAAATAACATAACCTCTCTCTTTTACTGTTTGAAGTAAACCTATTTCTTTTTTTACTTCTACTTTTTGTTCTTTCTTACCAGTAAAGGCTACTGCCAATACTATAGCAACTAACATAACAACAGCAATTATATTCTGAACATTCTTTTTAAAATTCAATTTCATAATTTATCCTATTTCGTTAATACTTTTGTTTTCTTTTCCTTTTTCTTTTCTGACAATGATTTAGCAGTTCCACCTAATTTTAAACTACCAGATAGGTCAGGCATTTTGTTTTTAATACTTATAATGTTTCCATCGGCGTCTACTTCCGCCATAGATGGACCACAAATGACTCTACGGCCATCTTTTAATTTTTCTATTGCTCTTTTATCTTTCAAGCAAGCTCCTAATCCATCATACTTAACAAACTCCGATGATGTATCAGTAACCACAAACATGGTAATAATGGTAACTAATGTAGCGGCATCCATATCTATTCTCCTGTTGTTGAGTGACCGTATCCGTTTTTGGCCTCTCTAATTTTGTCCTTTAATTCTTCCACGTCAGCTAGAACCTTATCCATATCTTTTTGTAATCTCTCAATGTTAACGGCATTGTTCATCATGTTTTGTAAATCTTTCTGGATTTGTTCCACTTGACCACTTAAAAATTCTATTAACATGAATTGCTCGGAATCGGCAGGTGGTGATCCTAAATCTCCACGTGGCCATTTTATCCTAAATTCATTATTCTTTTCTATATCTACACCAAGTGCTTCTTCAGCCTGTTCTAAATCTTTTGTAAGTAAAGTTGTATTCGTTTCCAACTTGTTCAACCGCTCAATTACTCCGAAATAAGCCCACACTCCGACGGCCACGGCGCCGATTATGGCGATTAGGTTTTTCATCGGCATGCTTACAGCTGATTCACTTGAAATTTCTAGTCTACTTTTGCTCATCTTTTTTCTCGGTTGGTTCGTAATACTCTTTGTATTTATCCAATAATTCGTTTGTAATCATTAACTGATTACGGATTTGTGCGAAGTTTTTAGCCAACAGTTCAAAGTCCTTATCTGTCAGTCCCCATAGTACAGGATCTATGCCTTGTTCCTCTAGCTTTTTGAATACTTCCTCTGCGTTTTCTGAAGTGATTATAACCCACCTTAAATTTTCTAATTCAAGTGGTGTGGGCTTGTTCAAATTGAGTTCCTGCCTCTTAACTTCCTCTTTAAATATGCTTAATTTCTTTACACTGGAACATCCTGAAAGTAAAATTATTACAAATATACTAATTATTATATGGTACATAATTTGGGTTTGCTATTGAAGGACATTCAGAATTGATTTCTGATTTCTTCGTAGCCTTTTTTTCTTCCTCTGTTAAAGGCGACCCACTTGCAATCTCAACACATCGTATAGCAAGTGCTGACGCACCGTTTGTTATTCTTTCAATAGATTTTGTTTTAGCTATAGCTAACTTACCAACGTCTCTATTCTTTTTATTAAACCTTTTATCAAGGTCTTCTAAATCTTTTTTTAAGATACCCACCAACTCGTTCATTTTATTGTTAGCTTGTAATATCTCTTGAAAATCTTTCTGTTGATTTTCTATTAGAGTTTTTTGGTCTTGTATAGCAGACTCTAATTTAACTGCGTTCTCTTTTAGAATTGCATTGTCTTTTTGCAATTTCATAACATAGGCACCAGCGCCCAATAGGGCGCTTAGTATAATGCCTATAAAAAATAATCTAAATCCCATATTTAATAACTATCAGTCTTTCTTCCAAATTGCCCAAGCTCCGTAAGCTATAGCAGCCCAAGCCGCCATTTTAGCAAATGGACCTGCAAATAGAACAACAAGTCCTATTGCTATTAAGGCGCCACCATGTAGTGATGATAGTTCCTTCATTCTTCCTTTTAACCATTCCATATGTTTTCTCCTTTTTTTTATAGTGCTATTTTTAAAGTCTTGAAATTTTCCCATTTCTTCTCCTTACTTTATTTTAGCATTCACCTTTCGGTGTTTGTTCCATGCTACAAAACCAAAACCTCTTAATACCCAATAAGTTAAATAGTTTAGTAGATGAAATCCGTTAACCTCTATATTAATGTCTCTGAATATTCTATCTGCTTCTGCTTTGTCTAATATTGTTATTGCACCTTTTGTAGTACCTTGCTGTCTTAAAGCAGTGTACTTGTAGGCATAATCATGTACTAGACCACCAATAAGTAAAACACCTACTGGAGATAAAAACGAGGCTAAAAATTTTGGTACACTTGCACCATCAAACACAAAACCTTCCGGTATAACATACTTTTGTCCGTCTAGTTCGTATTTAAAATCTTTTGCTAGTTGCCATGTTCTTACTGTTAATAACCATAGTAATATACCACCCCAAAAACCTTTTGATTTAGTTGGTATTAATATAGGTTTCATATGTGGCATTTCATCATATTTGAATCTTCTATCTCTGCCTTTTAAATGTATTCTGTCTGACCAATTAATTAAAGCACCAATTAAAATTAGTGTTATCAATACAGTCCACATCCAGAATTTTGTTGCTAATTGGATTAATAAATCTAAATGTTCCATTGTTCTCCTCTATTTTTTTAAAACACCTTTCTTAACTAGAAACTTATGTAAAGCAGTTCCTTCAGACTTCTTATACATGCTTACGCTAGGTTTAAATCTACCTAAACCTGGACCTGATTGGCCTGCAACAGCAGAACCCATGTATTCCTTCTTAACTTTCTTATTTTTCTTTTTACCTGTAAGATATTCTTCAAAAGTTTTTATCTTAAGCATTGTATTTGTCCTTAAATGTTTTATATTCTTTTTCTTTTGTTTCTATAATTTCTGTTTTAGGTTGTGTCATTTCATCTACTTTAATTTCTATACTATCAATTTTATCTAACACTCCTTTTAACATCATACTATTGTTATCGTCACTCTCTTTAATTCTTGTTGATAAGGGTACAACGGAACCAACATATCCTTTTGCTGTAGATAAAGGGTCTCGTCTTTTCATCTTATCTAATTCTTGTTTCTTTGTATGTACAGAGTTATCGTCACCTGTTCCTGCAACGGCCGTACCTGTCGCATTAGCTGGAGCGTCTTCGTCCATCTTATTGATAAGTTCGTCCATCATTTGTTTATAATGTCTTGTCATAATCGTACTCTGATATTAATTCTCCATTTTTTTCAAATACATCTACACCAAAACAGTTGTATACTGGTGTTTCTTGTATCTCTGGTATATTTATGTCTTCGGAAATCATTGAATCGTATTGGTTTGTTTGCTTGAGATATGTGATAACAGCGGATTCTATTACCAATTGGTGTTTTAAGAGTTCTTTATTTTCTTTAAATAAAAGAGCGGCTGCCACTGCAAAAGAGCCTAAAGCTCCTCTAATTCCTACCTTAGCAAGTATTCTTTTTAGATTGAATACGAACCTATGGAGCATTGTGTATGCTCTTTTCTCTTTCGGTTTTGCTAGTGTTCTATACTTTCTTAAAACGGTACCTTTCTCGTCTATGATACCGAGTTTAAAAGCTTCTTGTTTATTGAACGGAGTAACCAATAATTTAATTACCCTATATGCTATCAATAAGTCTACACCTCTGTTCATTATAGTTCCTCTAACATCTTTTCTATTTTAGGATCACCTTGAATATCACTTAACTCATGTGGATATAGGTATTCTAGGTACTCTAAAAATGTTTTAAGCATACCCCAATATTTCTTGTCTATCTTAAACAAGAGTAAAGTAATCGCCGCTTCAACTCCGAATACGTTTTGTAAGATGATTAAGTGATTAACTACCAATCTTACTTTCAGATTACCTGTTACCGTATACTTACGAAATAACCTTTTGAGATATCTTATTCTTTTAATATCTTCATAAAACTCCTTCTCGTCTTCTAGAGTAGGGTTATCATAATTTTGTTGTGCAAAAAGCAACCAGTTATCTTTGGTTATTTCTTTAAACATCGTTCTACACTAATTTAGCGTAGACTTTACTTGATCCTGTTTTTAATGTTTCGTACTTAACCTCTAATTTAAGGCCACCCTCTTTTCTATGAGATATACCATCATCATTAATATCAGAACCATCTACGTCTTTACCAAATCTTCCACCGAATTGGCAAACTTCACCTGAAACTGAACCATTAGCACCTTCCATTGCTGGTAGTTTTACTTCTAGTCCAATTGTTTTCAATTTATTTGCTAGTTGTTCAACAGCTGCTGTAGGATTAATATATTCCTTTTCAGCAATAGAACCAACAAAAGCATTCACTCTCTCTAAAATTTTAGGATCATGTATGTTATGAACACCAATACTTCCGTCTTCTACAGAGTTTACTTCAGGTGTACCAACACTCATGTGTTCCTGTACGTATTTTTTAAATGTTTTCATCTTTTTTTTCTTCCTCTTTTGTTTCTTCAGGTGCCTCAGCAGGTTTTTTACCTGCTAAAACATCTTCCTCAAAATCTTTTAAATCAACTTCTTCTACGTGTTGTTTAAATTTTTTCATCTGTTATTCTTTTTTTTCTTTTACCTTTAATAAAAGTTTATCGGTCATTTGAATTGCACCATTGATAGCATTTAAGTTTGCTTTCATAGTACCAACATTCAATTCAACCTGTTTAATTTTAGTGGATAAGTCGTTAAACTCTTTAGTTAATAACTCCTTCTCCTCCTGTAATACTTTTTCATCAATTACCATGATATACTCCTATTAATTATATATTATGCTACTACGTAACCCTCGCCACCGATTACATACCAAAAACTAGACTTGTAAATCATCATAACTGACTCACCTGGAGCGTTTAATGTTACCGTTGTGCCTTGTTTGAAGTTTGCTGGTGTTATTGTCACTGCATTTGTTCCACCAGTAGACGCATTTAAAATCATTTTAACTTGTCCATCTGTTGAAGCAGCCGCTAATGACGTTGGCGCTAAAGCCGAAGTTGCGTCAACCAATGTTATAGCTGAAGTTAGATCAGCCGCTTGACTTGATCCACTTGCTGTTATTGATTGTGCTGTTTGTTTTAATGCAATCCAACTTGGAATATTGTTGAATACATTTGCAGCTGATATTTTTTTATTAATAGGTGTCCCTGCTGGGTCATCAATTACATGAAATAAATCTGCTGTATCTAGAGCTGTGCCTAGATCGGTTAATTGTGTTACCTTTTTGTCTGCCATTGTTTCTCCTTTAAACCCCTTATGGGGAATGCTACTGTAGGTATTTCCTACATCACTTTGTTAATAATATATAGGTGCCGATTAAGGCACCTATATTATTTCTTTAATTATACATCATCTGAAAACACAACTTCGTCACCTGATTGTGGGACGTTTGTTATGTCAGCAGCGTTTGATGGTTTAGAGTCACTCATAATAGTTCCTCCATTTAAGACTATAGCGTTAGCACCGATAGTTAATCTGTCATCGGGATTAGGCATAGCAGCTGCGTCAGCTGAATAAGTTGCTGAGAATGTTAACTCGTCAGAGTTTCCACCAGAAACGTATTCTAAAGCTGCAACTCTACCGTCGCCTACACCACCGTTGTCGTTAACTAGGTTTAATAAAGGTGTACCAGTTACCTGAACATCCTCATCAAACTTAACGTGAGCAGTGATTGTACCACCGCTTGCTCTTGCTATTTTGTCTGTACCAAATTTAATACTTGTTATTGTTGCCATTTTATTTTTCCTCTTTGTTATAAGTTAATTAAGCTTATAATTAAATTTCTACACTCTTGTTTAACGTTAAACAAAATTCGGTCTATGACCTGTTGTAGTCAATCTTTTTATTATTACGCACCAACTGTTAATGAACCAGCAGCTGAACCAATACCAGCAGAGCTAGTAATAGTAGAGTTAGTGTTAGTACCTCTATCTTTAACTGTTCCACCGTTTAAGGCCATTGCGTTTGCACCAACTGTTAATACATCGTTTGCAGCTGTTGTAGTTGCACCACCAGCGATAGTTAAACTGAAAGTTAACTCGTTAGTGTTTGATCCTGAAGCGTATGATAAAACGTGAGGACCTCTACCTGAACCAGTACCTTGATTACCATTTTGCAATGTTAATGTCGGTGTACCAGTCACGGTAACGTCTTCGTTAAATCTTACTCTTGCTTGGACAGCACCACCAGCAGCTACGCCGAATGATGTCGTAATAAATTCTATTTCTGTAATGTCACCTGCACCCATAGCAGTAGCTAAGCCACCAATTGCGACTAGTACTTCCGGAGTTGCTGATGTATTGTCATTACCTGATAAAATTGAGCCAGATTCTCTAACCCAGCCTTTAGAAGTAGCGTAAACTTCCTTCTTCTCGGCATCGGTTAAATTTTTTGGCTTAATATCGTTTCCCCATAAAGACATAAAATTTCTCCTTTTATTAATTAATAAATGTTTTATTTGTTAACATCACTATTTATAACGGAAATAAGTTAGAAACCTAGTCGTTTTAACTGTCTAATAGTGTTTGAGGTTGAAGTATGGTGGATTCCTATACCACCTCTTTGTGTGAATTGGTCTACGTTTTTCTTGTAATCGTCTATTAATATTGCTGGATCACCTAGTACTTTTGCGTATAATTGTTTCTGTACTCGTTTAACTAGATTGATTTTTGGTGCCGATAGGCCTAAATTTACTCTTGCCCAATGTGTCTTACCTGGTATACAATTAGGATCAAAACTTTCCTCTACGTATGCTGATAAGATATGTGGACTATGTTTAGATATGAAAGACCATAATTGTCTACCACCTGCCTCCCATGGTAAAGTATGCCAAAATTTTGGTGTTGCTTTTACTTTAGCCCACTTTTCAGTCTTACTACCATATGACCATTGATCTATAGATTTACCAGTAATTTTCTGTACACCCTTTGCAAAATCGCAAAGGACACCATCCATGTCACAATATATTCTCGGTAGTTTTGCCATAATTCTTAATCAAAGTAGGTCTTTGAGAGTTCTCCTCTCTCTTTAGTTTCACCTTTTTTTCTTGTTCTTATATAGACTTGTACTGTATCACTGGTACCAGGTTTTGTATATGTTCTTATACCACCTGATATTACAGAGTTCGCACCATCGGCCGAATCTTTGTATGTGTGTGTTATCGTAGCAGAGTTTTCATACTGCCAGATACTTCCAGAGTTTGGTACGTCTACCCAAGCCATGATTAGAATTTATGATTCATTTTCGGATTCATTTCAACAGGAGTTTTCTTTTCGCCAGTCATAGTTTTACCTTTTGGCTCTTTCATTTCTTTATCTCTCTTTTGAGTTTTATCCGCAACTGTAATTTCTTTAACATCGTCAGCCACATCTTCTTTGATACCGTCTTCTTTTTTCATTTTATCTCTTAAATGTTTATATGCGATACCAATAGATAAAGGTACTTCGCCTGTATCTTTATTAGGTGCTGGCTTAACTGCTTTATGTTTTTCGTTTTCTAATTTTTGTTTTAATAGATCAACTTGACCTTGTAATTTCTGTACTTGATCCTCCGAGTTACCTTTGTCATCACCTTTCATAGCTCTTATCTTTGCAATCTTAACACCTGGTTTATTGTCTTTTGCAATCGGTGGAATCTCATCTTTAGATTCTGCTTTCATATACTTAGCTTCTGATTCTAACTTCTCTTTTTCTTGAGCAGCCGTTTCCCATACAGAGGCAGTATCTTCTTTTTTAGGTACACAATTTGGTACTTCTTTACCATCTTTCTTTTTCATACCTACCATTTCGTAATCTTTCCAACAAGGGTCTTTGTCTTCTTTAACTGTTTCGTTTTTAGCAGTGTGTTTGCTATCAACTTTATTAAAGAAATCTTTTTTTTCTTTAGGTGTCATAGAACCAATACCTTTGCCGGCTTTGTCCAATTCTTTTTTAAACATCGCCTTATATCCAGATTCTTGTGTGTGAATCTGCATTTTTTTAGCCATATCTTCTAGAGAATTTTCCTTATGTTTTAAATAGCTCATTGTTTTTTCTCCATTTTTTCTTTGATAATTCTATCAACTAATTTTTTAGCGCCTTCGCCATACATTTTTTGACCTTTAGGGACGCTTTCACCTAATCTTGCTGGTCTAATTCTTTTTTCTTTTTTTAAAAGTTTATCTGCAATCTCGTGACCTTTTTTGATTGTAGATTTTTCTAAAGGTGCCTCTGTATCTCCAGTATGTTTTTTAGCAGCTGCCATACCAATTGCATAAGCTTTATCTTTAGACATTTCTTCTACACTATCTTTTTTAACTTCTTTTTCTGTAGTAGTATCTTGTACTCTATATCCAAATCTATATTTCTTTTTAGCATTTCTTGAAGCACTACCTTGTCTTGTAGATGTATTAGCACCAAAGCCTTCTGGTATAATTTCCATTTTTTTAGTTTTTCTTACATCACCTGTTTTATACCATTTCAAAAACTTTTCTGCCTCTGCTTTAGTTTTGAAACTACCGTGTACTAATTTTCCACCATCCATTTTTGTAATTTGTATTGTAAATCTTTCTTCTATTGGTGCTCTGTTATCGTTATCTACACCTGCGATATCTTGAGCGCCTTCTTCTTTATAAAATCCTGAACCACCATAACTCATAGTTGAAATCTTAACTCCTTTTTTAGATAGTCTTCTTACATTTAATTTTGCTCTTGCACCACCTGACACAAAAGGTATCTTATGTTTAGATAAGGTTTCTAAATTTGCGTCATTTAATTTATCAAGTATATTCATTAACTGTCTAGCTCTAGCCGCTGAAATAGATTTACCTTTTAAAGGTTCAAATTCTTTTTTAAGAGTAGATAACATAGTTGCTGTAAAGTTAGCAACTTCATCTATTTGACTAATAGCATTGTAGTCTTCTTTTTGATTCATCAATGAGTAATAACCTGTTTGGTCTCCATACATTTTTTTAAATGTAGCAGGTTCTTTTTTAGCAATAGTACTCATAACATATTCTCTTGGAGCAGTATCACTTTTCTTTAAAAATTTCTTTAACTCATCATATTTTTTAGACTTTAATAAATCAACTGACTTGTTATACATGCCATAATCCATACTATCTTTTTTAGTATTTGTTCTAGCAATCTCTCTAGCAGCTGCGCTTTCGTCTAATTCTTCTAAAGCTTCTTTTATATCTTTACCTTTCATAGGCATTTTTGATGGTAATTGATTCATTGGTACACTTCTACCCATTTTACCTATGATGTAACCTTTTTTTCTATACTCTTGAGCTCTGTTTTGGAGGTCTTGCATGTAGTCTGTATAATAAACCATTGCTTGTCCACCTGGTTTACCATAAGTTAACATAAGTTTTTGAAAATGACCTACTGCCTCGTCTAATTCTTCTTTGATACCTAAAATAGATTTAACTGTTGATACAGATATCTTTAATCTCTTTGCGATTTCTTCAGCAGACTTACCTTCTTGGTCAGCAGTAAATATATCTTTCATTCTGCCTTCGTCTAATTCTGTTTCTTCTTCTAATTCTTTTTCATCTAATACTAATTTAGATAGTACGTTTATATTAGCATGTTTAACTGCAACTTTAGTAGGCATATCTAATTTTGCTAACATAGCTTTCACGCCAGGAGTGACATCTTTCATGGTCTTTTTAGCCCATACTTTTTTGATGTTATCTAATTGGTCTGGTTTAATTGTACCCATAAGGCCAGATTCAATTAAGATTGAATCGTTCCAAGCCTCTGCCATTGTTTTTCTATATCTTGTCATATGTCTATTAGGATTGTAAGTCTCTTAACATCTTCTCAACCGCCTCACTTAACTTACTTTTCCACTCCTCCTTAAATCTTTGTTTATATTTATCTATTGTTTCAGCTTCAGTAGCCCAATTATTTACGTCTTTTTCAGATATTTTATCATCTTTTATCTCTTTATAACCTACTGTAGGCCACCCTCTCTCTTTAACGTCAACTGGTTTAGCTTCTGGCTTCTCTCCCGGTGTTATATCTTTCGTATGATTGGCGTAATCGTGGCCAATTTCAAACGCTTCTTTTTCTAATTTCATTGTTAATTCTTTCTTTAAATCGGCAAATTTCTTTTCAGAAATAGCCTTAAAGCCATAGTCAATATTTAAATTGTGTTCTCGTACTGCAACCTCTTTGTCAGAAGCTATTGGTATACAGTCCCAAATCCATGCTTTATGTAAATTATTGTTGTTATCTTCTAGTACAATATAGTTTGTACCTTTTCTTTTAACTGTTCCTTGAATATCTTGTTTTGTGTAATCAACCTTTTCGCCTATATTGAATATCATATCTCTTAAATATAGGTCTCTTATCTGTTGTTGATCAAATTCTTCCATGGTTAACATACGAGTGTCGCTTGTTCTATCAAAATTGTATTCCATACTAGCGGCTATTCTCATACCTTTTCTTACATCTTTCATTAAGTCACCAGCGTTTACACCAGTAGGTAATCCTCTTTTAAATGCTTGTAAATCGTTAGCACTAGCAGCTGCTCTCATCTTACTTGCTGACATGCCTGTAGCTCCCTCTGCGTCTGGATCTCTTTCGCCTGCCGATAACACATTTATGTTATCAAAATTGTAGTAACCATGTCTTGATTGTACATCGTTATATTTGTTTAATATTGTTTCAAACTCTCTTACTCTATCACTACCTACAACCATAAAGATTTCTGTATAACCTTTGTTGTGTAAATTAGTAGCGATATCCAATATCATGTTTGTTCTATTAATCTCTATATTTCTTGCGTGAGAAGGAAACATCTTTTTCATATACGCCAATTTTTGTTGTGGCGATAATGGATTTTTCTTACTGTCTTCACTTCTACTCAAATAAATTTTGTGGTCATTTGCTCTTACAGATTTTACTTTTCTAATAAGTTTCTCATGACCAATGGTAGGTGGATTGAATCTACCAAATGTGAATGCTATTGTCTTTCTTGGTCTTCTTAAATCTTCGTTTACTTCTTCAGGAAGGCCTGCGTCTCTAACTGCTTTTCCAAATACACCATAATCTATACCAGCATGTTGAGCTGCCTTATTTTTGGCGTCTTTCATTCCTTGTTTTAAATATTTTATATAAAGTTGTAGACCTCTTCCCATTTCTTTACGTCTAATTGTTCTTCTAATTAAATCGTCCCATGCTGAAGCAATTGATTCTAAATTCATATTATCAATCTGTTCAGCTGTTAAACTTTTTATCTCATCATCGGTAACTTTACCGTCATCTAATATCTGTTTACATTTTTTATAAAATTTTAGATAGTGATATTTCTCTAACATTTTATAGATAACATTTTTAGGTAATCTATTCTTAACTCCATATTTTCTAATTTCATCCGGTGTCATATCACCA